CTGGATTATACTGTGGTGAGGTAGGTACGTATACAGGTGAACCTGTCCCTGGATTATACTGTGGTGAGGTAGGTACGTATACAGGTGAACCTGTTTCTGGATTATACTGTGGCGAGGAAGGTCTGTATTCCGGTGAACCTGTTCTTGGATTATAAGGTGGTGAGGAAGGTACGTATGGTGGAGAACCCGGTGGATATACCCTTGGGAGAGGAGATGGTCCCTCTGCTGCCACTGGCGATTCTGGCATACCATACGGCATATTATACGTCGGTGCAAATGGATTTTGCGCAAATGGATTGGACATGTCCGATGGTTGAGCAAATGGTGTTGGTACAAAAGTGGTGGCTTGTTGCAATGGATCTAACCATCCATATGCATCATCCGCTTCCTCTCGCTCAGCGTCGTCTTTTTCCATAACATCTCTCGTTTGTTGTATATCTTTATATAAAGCATTATCTTCTGCCAACTTGGTCTTCGCCTTCGCAGCGACTTCCTCAAGGCTATTCATTCCAGTGAGTTTAATAACAGTATTAGAATCTTTCATAGATGTCAACTGATCAATATTATCCTCCGTTATAATTCTCATTTGAATATTCATAGCTTGAAGCTCTTGATATAGAAGCTTGAAGGCATATGGTACTTTAACAATTGAGAAATCTCTCCCAAATCTTGTAATAGGCACAATATTTAATCCTCCTTCCAGATTTTCAACAAATTTTATAGGACCGTCTGCCATGGGACTGAGGAAAATATTTCTACTTTCATTATAAACTGCAATTGTTCCTGTATTATTACAAATTGCCATATAATATTTATCTCCTCTCTCCATCATTGATTCCTGAAGGAATGTAGATAATCCATGCGATATAATAGCATCGCGGTCCATTTCTCCTACGCGCAAACCGCCATTATTAGAGCGCCCCTGAACTGTTTGTCTTGTCAATACTGTGCGTGGACCTCGTGCTCTATAATTAATTTTATCTTTAACCATGTGTTTTAGCCTCAAATAATATGTGGGTCCAAAATAAATTTCCGTTTCAAGCTGCTCGCCTGTCATTCCATTATACATGATTTCATTTCCCGTGGAACTGAAGCCTTCCCTTACTAATAAATTCCCAAATTCTTCATTTTTCGGTCCTTGATTAATGAAGGCAGTGCAATCGCCCAATGCTCCATTTAAAACACAGGCTTTTGCGGTTAATACTTCGACTAAATGACCAATTGTCATGCGGGAAGGAAGTGCATGTGGATTTACAATTATATCCGGTCTTAAACCTTCTTTGTTAAAAGGCATGTCTTTTTCATCAAGAACAATCCCAATTGTCCCTTTTTGTCCTGCCCTACTGCAAAATTTATCCCCAATTGCCGGAATTCTATCATGTCGGATTCTAATTTTGGCTAGTCTCAACCCATTTTCTGTCTCAGTTATAAAAGATTTATCTACATGCCCCAATTGTCCTTTCTTGGCAGCAACAGATTCATCCACATATATCTCTCCCGATGTTAAACTATTAGCAGCCTTTCCAATTAAAATGGTTTTATCATTCACTTCAGTATTTTCTTTAATCAGTCCTGATTCAGGATCAAGGTGACTGTAATCGTAACCAGGCTTTAACCCGATCACATCATGATTCTCAATATCCATAAATTGGCTTTTAATTTCGGATCCACCAACCTTTGCTTCTTCTTCTGTGGATTCATATACATTAAAATATGTAGTACGGAATAACCCTCTCTCTAAAGCGGCACGATTCATAATAACAGCATCTTCTACATTATAGCCTGTATAGCAAGCGATGGCTACAATTGCATTAATGCCATAAGGATGTTTATTATTTGTTATAGGACCATAATATCTACTACGAACAATTGGGTTCTGTCCATAATTAAGAAGTAATGCAGATTTATCCATACGATTTTGAAAATTTGTATGAAACATTGAAACTGCTTGTTTACTTTGTCCACAGGAGAACGCATTACGTGGATATGGATTTGTAGATGGAAAAATAACTTGATTCGCCATCATACTTAAAATAACCGAGGGATCAATTTCAATATGTGTTATTTTCTTTGAAATATAAGTTTTTCGCGACTGTCCTGTAGCTGCCAACATGACACCCTCCATTTCTTGTGTATCAAGATACTCAATCATTGCCGCTGTATTTTCAAGATTTTCCTTTTTAGTAAAAATATTAGGAGACAGGATCGCATTATTATTGATCGCGCGTTCATCTCCCGTCTTACCGGTTCCTAGAACACATTCTTTCCAGGATAGCGTTTTACTAGTTATTTTCTCAATAAGTTCATCGTTTTCATAACTGATTCTATCGCCATATATATGAAATAGAGGATGACATGGGCGACCTGCGTCAGTTTGAATATGAATTTCATTTCGCTGCTCATTCCATCGTATACTGGTGAAAATATTAAATAATCCATTTCGGCGGTATAATAATAAATATGATTTCATCTCCTGTGGCGAAGACGTGACGCCAATCCATGCTCCATTGATAAAAATTTTAGTAGCATCGCTAATATAGTTTAATGTACACTCCTCTAGCAATTGCATATTGAATCCCGCTTGTCGAAGAAACTCAATAAAAGGATAACCTGATAGCCGTTTTGTTACGTGTGTCATAATAGAAAGGTGCTTATGGAGACCAACATTTCCTCCGTCTGGCGAGTGGATAGGGCACAAAATGCCCCATTGAGTACTGTTAATATAACGGGGTCCAACAATTTTGGCGCCATCGGATCCGATAGGCGTATTGGTTTTTCTCATTTGTGCCATAGTTGAAAAGAAAGATAATCTACTTAAATCTTGCAATACTCCCGGTTTTTTAGTATGAGCCTCGGATCCCCAGTCTCCTTTAAAGGCTCTTGTAAAACCAGCTTCTACCATTCTATTATTGAATATTAATGATTGATTCTCAACGATCAGATTTAAAAAATCCGTATTTTGATAGCTGCTTGCATTTTCTTTTACAGCATAAAAATACTCTTCGTCCATTTTAAGAAATATATTCTTCTGTTGTAACGTGTAATACTCTTTAAACAAATCATACACCAACGTACCAGGTATTTCTAGACGTTTGTATAAATAACTATCTCTATCCGTAGGTTTACTCTCTCCATGCGCCACTTCTAATAACCGTTTCACAATATAACCAACATATAACGCCTTTTGTTTGAAATTTAACTCACCCATATGTGGTAGGAAATAAATCATTAATATTTGCAAGGCATGACTTATTGTTTTTCCTTTGGTAAGAGTTGCTATATATTTTAATGCTGCTTGTTGTGTAAATACTAATCCTGCATCATGAACACACGGACGCAATGTTTGTAAATAATGTGGATATTTATCAATATCTAATAGACAATATTCAATTATTTCCTTGTCAGATATTACACCTAGAGCCCTCATTACAATAAATAAAGGTACCGCTTTTCTAACATTGGGAATTGAAATAACAATTTGTCCATTACTCGCTGACGGCGTCTCTTTAATCATCTTAACAGCCAATGTTCTTACCGGTTTAGAAGCATCTTCTGATACCGATCTTATTTTTGCCGAGTAACTAATAAGATCATTTGGATCTTTTTGAATGTAAAGCATGTTATCTGCGAATTTTTCTTGCGAAATTATCACTTTTTCTTTACCATCGATAATAAAGTATCCACCTGGATCACTAGGATCTTCCCCCATATTTCTTCTTACATCTGGTGCCATTTGATTCAAAATACACAAATTAGAGCGTAACATAATTGGAAAGCGACCCATGTATAGTTTTTCAATTGTTATTTCATGCTCAACCATTTTATACTTTCCAGAACCGTCGTCAAGCGGCAAATATAAAGTAAATTCAATATCTACGTCATAATGTATTGTAAAAGAATAGGTTAAATTCTTTAATCTCGCTTCATTTGGATACATGAATTTATTTTCTTGGTCACCATCATGAATAATTGGTTTACCGTAGTAAATTTTAGTACCGGATTTACCTCCTATAAATAATCGTGCCTGATATCTATATTCCTCTAATGCAAGCGTTTTTATTGCGCCCACTCCCTTGGATTTTTCCCATCTTTCCTTATTTTGTTCTTCACTAGCATCCGGAAATCTTTCAGATATCTCATCTCTTGTCAATGGGATTTCTCTCCCATTGGGTAAAAAATAGTTTACAAATCTGGTTTCTTTATCAATAATAATTTTTTCTTGATTTTTAAAAAAGTGAATTGGATTTTTCTCTCGTAGTAATTGAGGCAAACCTGTATCATAAAATTCATTATACGATTCAAGATGATGATTTACTAAAAAGGACGGATTATCTTTAAAGTATAAATTCAATATCTCCCAGGGTATCGGATTAAAACTCATTCTAGTATATCTTATGTTTATATTTTTAAAGAGTTTTCAATAAGAATAATATTTAATTATATTAATCTTATTTTTTATTGGCTAAAAGAAGAAGTCCAATTAAAACAAACATGAGGAGGATTGGGGCTATTACAAGGAACCAACTCAAATCTTTCCAGCCGTGACTGCATAGTTCATTTAAGATAAATGTCCAGAGGGCGATATATAGAAATTTAAATACGAAGAATACTAAATTTGTATGTGGTAAATCAACTGATTTCTTTCCAACTGTATATTTCATAGGCATTGCCGCGTTTTGGACAACTAATGCTAAAACACTTGTTAAAGAAATTAATAGATATACCTTGGCTGGTGTACATAATGAGTAATATTTTTTGAGTAGTTTATTCATTATATACAATATAAACATAATATTTAGTTATAGGCTTGGTATGGCGCCTTGGATGCCTGTAGACCAGCATCCTGGTAGAGTTGTGACATTGCCGGTGCTGGTGTAATTGTATTCTGCGCTTTTCCAATTGGTTGGACAGTTGGTGCCGTACTCATTCTTCCACCATACCCGTTCCAGTTATCCCAAAGATTCACAAGTTTATTGCCCGCTGACCAGTATACGTCTCTAACATCCGTCCCGCCAGGTACTGCGTTTACCACGCTAGATGATGTACCGCCCCTCTGCTTTTTCCGCCGCTTGCGACGCCGCTTCTTCCGCTTTCCAGCGCCTTTTTGACTTTTCGCTCCCCATGCAGAATTTGTAGACTTAGGTGCTCCTACAACGCGGTTGTTCTTTGCGTAATAATATTCACCGTCATGGACTTTGGTGACTCCTGGAACAGGAACCTTTACAGGTCCAAAAGGCGGCAGGACTGGATGAGTGGGTCCTTGGAAGTTGGCAGGGGAGAGCGGAACCTTGATTCCCGAGTACCCTCCACGCTGTCTCAATCTTTTCTTCGCGTATTTGGTTCTACGCCGTTTTTTATACACTCCTTTCTGACCGCGACTCCCTTTGCACACGGTGTAGCGCTTGCCGCTTTTGGTTCTGCGACGCCAACATCTTGTTCTTCGTTTTCTTCCACCAGATCTACGTCTTGTTCTACGCATTATATATATTAACAAGATATTTATTCAATATCAACATGGGTCAGCATATGTCTGCGACAGCACATTCGGGTTAATTTTAATTTATCCATAACTATACCCTCTGGAGTCTTGGGTGCACTATCTTTGGTTAGATAAACCACCATTTCGGGATCCTCTCCACTCTGCGTTTTCATTTTTCGTACCTCCCGCACATAAAATTGGTATTTGTTTGCTAAAACGTTTCCGCAAGTAAAGCACTTCACTGGAATGATCATGATTTGATTTATATATAATAATAAACATATAAATCAATTTTTCTAAATATTAATCTTCTTCTTTTGAAAATAGAGAGCATCGACATCCTCCGCATTTGTTCTATGCGTCATCCCTAAAGGTTGTCCAGCAGTAATACTAACCGCGACACATTGATCCTTAAGTTTATCATTTTTTTTCTTACTTTCTTCTTTATATACCGCCCATCCACAGCATTCTGTTAAATTGCACGCGTTTCTTCCTAATTTATTACAGTTTTTTTGTCCACCATCCGGTTCAGTCATATTTTGTTTGCAAAAATGCATTGCCAAGGGTGTATTACCCGTCATACCCTCTACCACAACCACCTTCTGTAGTTTAGGGTGTGATTTTGTAAAGTGTACATTATGTACTACCATATATACCATGATTAGTACAAATATTAATACTACAAGAACGATTTGAAAAAAATATTTTCCTATAAATTTCATTGAGCCTGCTATAAAATCAACCATATATATACTATTTCAATAAATTAAATAACATCCAATCTAGTTCCTTCGCTGGTCTTTGTTCGTTTATGTTTAATATTATGCCTTGTTAATTTATCATGACATACTCTACAAATATTCATAAGATTCGCTTTATGATTCTTAGAAAAATGCGATATAAATCCATTCGCATCCGCATCACATTGTGGTTGCATATGATGAACCTCGGTAGCATCTCTACCACAAAGCTCGCATTTATCGCGTAGTTTATTGCTATTATATCGCGATTTTTTAAGTCCAAGAGATGTATTTTGTTTCATTCCATATTTACAACGATATTTGTTTGCAAGTACTTGAAATTCCTGTGGCATAGATAACGCCTTACAGACCTCTAACCCATACAACTTATTACCTGGACCATCTCTTAGTTTACGGTCATATATCAAGACGCCGCTTTGCTCGTCATACCGTACAACCATATGTTGGAGAGATAATCTCCCTAAATCCATTAATTCCTCTCTTTCTGTAAGTTCATGAAAGTGTGTGGCAAATACAAAAGAGGAATTCTTTTTATGCAATAATTCAATCCCCGCGCTTACAATACAAAGTGCTGAAGTAGTCTCGGTGCCACTACATAGTTCATCGCCAAGTATTAAACTATTATCATCCGCTCCTCTGATAATTGCATTTAATTCAGTCATTTCAACAGCAAATGTACTCAAACCTTTAAAAATATCATCGTTACCCAAAATACGCGTGAAAATAGCATTGTATGGATTATATATAAAACTAGAACATGGAACAAAAAACCCTGATTGCGCAAGAACAATAGACATGCCTATGGAGCGAAT